AAATAAGGTATAAAAAATGGCACTGTTAGACTTTTTCAATGTTGCTAGAGATGTCGATACGCTCGAAGAGTTAGAAATCGAAAAGGGCAGAACACAGCTGATGATCATGAAGATCGCAGCTACTACTCTTGGTATTATCATGTTATCTGTGGTCATGATCTTCCTGGTCGGCATGTTTGCTCCGAATGATCTTATTGATAATAATGAAATCTTTAAGATTATTGGTCCTGCATTTTCTACTATTGTTGGTGCATTTGTTGGTGCATTTGCAACAATGATGGGAATGAAAACAGTTGATTATGATCCTAATGTAAAACCGCAAGATCATGGTACAACTGATTATAAAGCAATTGAAGAAGCTGACAGAATGGATGCTGAAACAGAAAGATATCACCTAGAAACACTCGATCAATTTGACGATGATGACGACGGACCGTTCTAAATAATTTTATACTATGCAATTAAAGGAATTTTAAATGCAAAATGTTATAAATTATATTAAAGGAATTCTTGGAGATACAGATGGTTTACCATCGTCAAAAAGAATTGTATCCGTATTATTTTCAGTCCTTATTGGTATTGCCTTTGTTGGCAATTTGGGTTGGGATCTTACTATTGATGATAATGTTCTAGACGCAGTAATGTTTGTTGTTATTGCGGGTCTTGGTCTTACTGGTATTGAAAAGTTTGCAAATAAATCTGCCGATAAACTTAAAGACAAATAAAAATGTCTCGGCCTACAGTTGCAACTCTTGCAAAAGACATTGAACATATAGAAGATAGAATCGATAAGATGTCTGATCTTATTGAAAAGCTTGACTATACGATAGACAAATTACACGAGATTACTAATGATTTGTTTGAAAAAAGACGAGACGAAATGGATGAAAAAACAGAATTACTCCATTATCGTATATCATCAGGCGAAAAAGAAATGCAAGAAAAATTAGATACACGTGCAGAACTTATCTTACAAGAATTAAAACAAATGAGAGAAGAGTCTACAAAACAACACGAAGCTTTAAATTCTAGAATAGTAATTCTTGAAAGATGGATGTGGGTAGTACTTGGCGCATTTGCTGTACTAGAAATATTTTCATTTGATTTATCTTCACTTGTGTAAACTTTATTGTGTACAAATAATATAATTTGTGTATAATGGTCTATAGCACGTTGGAGATATCATGCTTTGGATTGAACACAAATATATTAATTTACTTTCTTCCAGATTAGAGGGATTTACAAGAATTAGCGGGCGTGTTTATCGTTTCCGTTGTCCTCTCTGTGGCGATTCACAAAAAGATCGACGTAAAAAGCGTGGTCATATTCTTGAGCTAGATGGTAAAATTCGATATTATTGCCATAACTGCAGTGCAAGTATGCAGTTTAAATATTTCATGAAAGAGATAGATCCAACTCTATATCTTGAATATGTCAAAGAGAAAATGAAAGAGTCTGGTAAAGAGGCTCCAGTCGATCCTGCACATGAATTTGCAGACAAAATGAAAAAGCCAAAGTTTGTAAAAACAACGGCTCTTAACAAACTCAAAAAAATTAGTCAACTCGATTATAAACATCCTGCGCATGTGTGGGTTAAAAATCGCATGATTCCCACAAACGTTCACTTTAAATTATTTTATTCTCCTAAGTTTGTAAAATGGGTAAATGAAATAATTCCAAATAAAATCCAGAATACAAAAAACGATGAACCTCGACTAATTATTCCTTTTCTTGATGAGAATAAGGAATTGTTTGGTTTTCAAGGTAGATCTTTCGGAAAAGAAGGTCTTCGGTACATTACTATAATGTTAGATGAAAGTAAACCAAAAATTTTTGGTTTAGATACCCTTGAACGAAATTCAAAAGATATATATTTACTGGAAGGGCCAATTGATTCACTATTTGTAGATAATGCAATTGCTGCTGCCGGTGGAGATCTTTTATCTCAAGTTGAAACTTTAGGTTTACAAAAAGAACAAATTGTTGTAGTATTTGATAATGAACCAAGAAACGCAGAAGTTGTTTCTAAAATCGAAAAATCAATTAATGCTGGTTATCGTACAACATTATGGCCGGAACACATTGAACAGAAAGATGTGAATGACATGGTTTTGGCAGGATATACTCCTGATCAAATCAAACATATAATTGATAGCAATACTTCTAGTGGCCTTGAAGCAAAACTTAAATTTGCTGTCTGGAGAAAAGATAAATGACAAAAACCTATGAATTAATTAATAAGCTTCCAGAAAATCCGGAACAATTGATTACATGGATTGTATATAATAAAGATATGATAAAAAGTGCAGAGACGCTTATATCTCAAATACGTGGAGAAGAATATATGAATAAGGTGGAGGTAGTTTCTTTAGGTGACGAAGATGTCAGGAAAAACAAAAATCCTCTTAGTGTATATCTAGATCCACAATTATTTAATTATATAGGAAATGGAAATGTCTGAGGATCTTGTAACAAATAAGTACGGCGTTGATTTTATTAATCATCGTATTACTAAACTAAGAATATTTAGAACTGATAATAAATGGCTTGTTGAATATCAGCGTGAACCAACTTGGTTACTTGGTTTAGATCGTTGGTGGTGGTTTAACGATGGAACATATGTAGACTACTCTGATGCTTTGAAGAGAGTAGAACATCTTAAATCTGTTAAGTATACAAGTACTGCAAGATTCCAGAAAGTTAAAACATTTGAGGTTGAATAATTGCTTCATTTGAAAGAGAATAATATAGGATATTTTACTCATCTTTATAGATGTCTTAGATGGGCTATCATATTAATTATTCACGGAATATATCCAAACATATTCCAAACGACTGTAAGCGACGAGATATGTAAGAAAGGTCATAAACATAATGAATAATGTGAATTTGATAGGCATTACAAAACCTAGTGCTTATACAGAATGCAATACGGCAAACGAGTTAGTTGCATGGGCTGCCAGAGTATCTAATCCTTCTAATCAAAATAATACTAAAACCGCACCTAAGCTAATTCGATATCTTATCAAAAATCAGCATTGGTCACCTTTGGAGATGGTTCATGTCAGCATGGAAATCAAGACTACCCGCGATATCGCCCGACAGATTCTGCGTCACCGTTCGTTCGCATTCCAAGAATACAGTCAACGCTACGCCGATCCAACAAACGATCTTGGATTTGTTACAAGAAAGGCCCGTTTACAGGATCCGGTCAATCGCCAAAACTCAATAGATACCGATGATACACTAATAAATGAAGAATGGACTATGCTTCAGGCAAAGGTTCGCAGCGTTGCTATGGCTGCGTATCAAAAAGCAACTTCTTATGGTATTGCAAAAGAACAAGCAAGAGCTGTTTTACCAGAAGGAATGACAGAATCAGTTTTAATAATGTCTGGGTCTCTTCGCTCGTGGGTTCATTATTGTGATCTTAGAATGGGTAATGGAACACAAAAAGAACACATGGAAATTGCAGCAAAGTGTTGGGACATCATCAGCCATCATTTTCCAGATGTGAAAGCAGCGATTGATGATATCAATGAAACCACAAAATTTATAAACAAATTACCTTAAGGAAATAAAAATGAGAGAAGAAATTGTAGCAGCACTTCGTCAACATTTCGAAGCACACGTAACTAAACACGCAACTAATATTAAAATTATGCTTGATGTACCGATGAGCATTCCAGAACATACAGATTTTATGGAGTCAATTGAAGCAGAACTAGCCCATATTGCCGAATATCAAGATAAGTTAGAAGCTTTAGATATTGTATTAAATAAGTAATGGAATATAAACCATGGGAAAAGGTGATCGCAAGATCGCTTGATTACGTCATTGGTAGAACCGATGAGGACGAACCCAAGGTCCCTGTACTCACTCAGCGTCAAGCAAAAATAGGTTTATATCTCAGAATTGTTTTACAATTTGTAAACTGGTTAACCTGCTTTTTTATTATAGCAGGTGTAATAAGACATTGGTAAGGAATAACAATAATGATTCAAGTAATCAAACGCGATGGAACAAAAGAAGATCTTGACTTAAATAAATTTCACCGCGTTGCTGAATTTGCATGTGAAGGGTTAGCTGGTGTTTCTGTATCTGATCTTGAAATTAAAACATCTATTCAATTCTACAATGGGATCATGTCGACAGATATTCAAGAAACACTAATTAAGGCTGCTGCAGATCTTATTTCTGAAACCAATCCAAACTATCAGTTTGTTGCCGGCCGTTTGATTAACTATCACCTTCGTAAAGAAGTATATGGTGAATATGATCCCCCGTGTCTCGAGCATCATTATAAAATGGTTGCAGATGCAGGTTATTATGACAAAGAGCTTTTAACAAAATATTCATTTGATGAATTTACGTTATTAGATCAACACATCAAGCACGATCGGGATGATTTGCTTTCGTACGCAGCAATGGAACAAATGCGAGGCAAGTATCTTGTAAAGAATCGAGTCACTGGTGAATTCTATGAAACACCACAGATGGCATATATGCTTATTGCTATGACTCTCTTTCAGAATTATAAAACAGATAGACTTAAATGGGTAAAGGATCTTTATGACGCAATTTCTACATTTGACATTAGCTTGCCTACTCCTATCATGGCTGGAGTTCGGACCCCACAACGTCAGTTCAGCTCGTGTGTACTTATTGAGACTGATGACTCGTTGGACTCGATAAATGCTACGTCTTCTTCAATTGTTAAGTATGTTAGTCAGAAAGCCGGGATTGGTATTGGTGCTGGTCGTATTAGGGCTATTGGATCTCCTATACGCAATGGCGATGCTAGCCACACTGGTATTATTCCTTTTTGGAAGCATTTTCAATCTGCTGTTAAAAGTTGTAGCCAAGGCGGTGTCCGCGGTGGAGCGGCGACACTCTATTACCCCCTCTGGCATTACGAAGTGGAAGATCTTCTTGTCCTAAAGAACAATAAAGGTACAGAAAATAATCGGATCCGGCATTTAGATTATGGTGTACAATTTAATAAGGTGATGTATGAAAGACTTTTGGATGGAGGTAATATCACCCTCTTTTCACCTCATGATTGCCCGGATCTCTACGAAGCATTCTTTCGAGACGTTGATGAGTTCCGTGACCTCTACGAAAAATACGAAAGAAAAACGTCAATCAGAAAAAAGACCATCCCTGCGATTGATCTCTTCTCAATCTTTGCCCAAGAAAGAAAGGATACGGGAAGAATCTACTTAATGAATGTAGATCATTGTAATGATCATTCTGCATTCCAAGTAGATAAAGCTCCGGTTAAAATGTCTAATCTTTGTTGTGAAATTACACTTCCAACAACCCCACTAAAGGATATAAATGATGAAAATGGTGAAATTAGCTTATGTACACTTGCTGCAATTAACTGGGGCAAAATTCGAGAGCCTTCCGACTTTGAAAGACCCTGTACTCTCGCCGTCAGGGCTTTGGATGCTCTTCTTGATTATCAACATTATCCTGTCAAAGCTGCTCATGTGGGCACTCGCAACCGTCGTCCTCTCGGTGTGGGTATTATCAATTTTGCTTATTGGCTTGCTCGTGCTGGGTCCACTTATTCCGATCCTGATCTTAGCTTGGTGGATAGATATGCTGAAGCGTGGTCTTACTACCTCATCAAAGCATCAGTAAATCTGGCAGAAGAAAAAGGTGCATGCCCTAAATATAAAGAAACAAAATATAGTCAGGGTAAGTTTCCGTGTGATACATATAAGAGAAGCGTTGATGAATTAGTAAAACCTATTCTTCACGAAGACTGGTCTGGTCTTAGAGCAACGATGTTGACACATGGTATTCGTAACTCTACACTAATGGCATTAATGCCATCTGAAACGTCATCACAAATTTCTGGATCGACAAATGGGATTGAACCACCACGATCATTAATCTCTGTAAAGCAATCTAAAGATGGAGTTCTTAAGCAAGTAGTTCCATCTATTCATCATTTGAAAAACAAATATGAATTGCTTTGGGATCAAAAATCACCTGAAGGTTACTTGAAGATTTGTGCTGTTTTACAAAAATGGATTGATCAAGCTATTTCTGTTAATACATCATATAATCCAATACATTATGAAGATGCAAAAATTCCAATGTCAGAAATCCTAAAGCACATTCTTATGCATTATAAGTATGGTGGTAAGACCCTTTATTACTTTAATACAAATGATCATGCGGGTGAAATTGAATCTGAACCCGATCAAGATCAGCAAGTTGAAGAAATTGTTGATGATGAAGATTGTGAAAGCTGTAAAATATAATGGCATTTCTTGTCCATCCGCTTCCACCTAAAAATGTATTTGTACGTAAAGAATTTTTATACGATCACGAAAAAGGCCATGGGGAATTAACGCCAGGTCTTTGGATATCTGTAAAATCTATACAAACTAAGGCATTGTATTTTGAAACACTGTTAACAGAATACGGCGCACTATATGACAAGCTTCCATTGTCTGCATTCTTGTGGAAAAAAGATCATGGAGATCTTTTGCCATTAGATGTTCTACAGCTTTGGGATTGTTTTGATTATGATATTACAGTTGTACAAAAACCTATTTTAGGCCGTTGCCAATTCTTTGGAAAAGATAAAAAAATGCATGCTGGAGAATATGAATTTACAATTGATAATTGTCACAGAGACACATCAATTATAAATACAAACTTCAGTGAGCATGATCCGGAACATAAAAGCTTTAATATCATTGCTCTAGACAATGGTCAATTTGCTGCACAACCAAACAATAGAGTTATCTGGAATGATAATAGTCTTATTCCGGATAAATTAATGACTCCTGATTTTAAAGTTTGTACACAAAATTATAGGGTTGAAACTCAATCAAAATGGTCAGTTGGACACACTGACGAATGGCAATATAAAACCGAAGAGGAAAAACAATCGGATGAGTATCTTCAAGGCGAATAAAATAGATGCTACTGAACAAACATGTTTTTTTGGAGAACCTGTCAATATTGCTCGATATGATAAGCAGCGATATTCTATTTTCGAAAAATTAACTGATAAGCAACTTGGTTTCTTTTGGAGACCCGAGGAAGTTGATTTGTCTCGTGATGGTAAAGACTTTAAAGGTCTCAATGAACATGAACAACATATATTTACAGCAAATCTTAAAAGGCAAATACTTTTGGACTCTGTACAGGGGCGAGCTCCCACCATGGCTTTCCTCCCTATATGTTCACTGCCTGAATTGGAAACCTGGATCCAAACTTGGGCATTTTCTGAGACTATTCATTCCCGTTCGTATACACATATTATACGAAATGTATATAGTGACCCCTCGACAGTTTTTGACGAGATGCTTGACATCAAAGAAATTGTTGATTGCGCGCACGATATTTCTTATTATTATGATAAGCTTATACGTCTAAATGATTCTCATCAAAGACATGGTGAATATGATCACAAAAAAGCATTATGGATGTGTTTAAACGCAGTTAATGCGCTTGAAGGAGTAAGGTTTTATGTCTCGTTCGCATGTAGTTGGGCATTCGCTGAAGTCAAGAAGATGGAAGGCAATGCTAAAATCATCAAACTTATCGCTCGCGATGAAAACGTTCACCTTGCCTCAACTCAAAATCTCCTCAAGATTCTACCAAAGGAGGATGAAGACTTTGCTCAAATACAAGAAGAGACACGGGATGACTGCGTCAAGCTATTTGATATGGTGGTCCAGCAAGAAAAAGCTTGGGCAAATTACCTTTTCAAAGATGGTTCGATGATTGGACTTAACGAAGAACTTCTTTGTCAATATGTCGATCATATTGCAGCTAAGAGAATGGGTAATATTGGTCTTAACGGTAAGCCTGGTGTAAATCCGCTTCCATGGACACAAAAATGGATTGCAGGTTCTGATGTTCAAGTTGCTCCACAAGAAACAGAAATTACTAGTTACGTAATTGGCGGAGTAAAAAAAGATGTTGATGCTGACACGTTTAAAGGATTTAGTTTATGAACTGGATTCTATGTGATCATTGTGAAGAAGAATTTAGAATTATTACAGATTCTTTAACTATTCCACATTACTGTCCGATGTGCGGAGAAGATTTAGATCTAGATGATGATATCTTAGATGAAGAATGGGAAGAATAGGTTTTCCTGTGTCTTGGCTATATGAGAACAAAGAGTTCAAAAACGAAGAACAATATTACGGTTTTGTTTATATTATAAAAAATAATATCAATAAAAAGAAGTATATTGGTAGGAAATATCTAACTAAAGCTGGGTATAAAACCGTTAAGGGAAAACGTAAAAAAGTACGTAAAGAGTCAGATTGGGAAACTTATTACGGATCTTCTCCTTCATTAAAAGAAGATATTGAAAAATATGGTAAAGATAATTTTACAAGAACCATCTTAAGATTATGTAAAACACGTGGTGAATGTAACTACTTTGAAACCAAATATATATTTGATAACGACGCCATCTTAAGAGAAGACTATTATAACTCATGGGTATCATGTAAGATTCAATCGAGTCATGTTAAAAATTTAATAGAGGAGTTTTCATGAGTTGGAAAAAGTATTACAGCATAAACATCTCATAGTCAGGGCAGAACTAACTCATCCTCCCGCCTGTGCTGATGATATAAAAATATGGATGGCAGATCTTGTAAAAGCTATCGATATGAAGATCCTAATGGGACCTTATGCCATATACTCAAATATGCCAGGTAATAAAGGTTTAACCGCGGTTACAATCATAGAAACCTCACACATATCTCTACACGTTTGGGACGAGTTTAGTCCAGCGCTTGCACAATTAGACGTATATACTTGTAGCACCCTTAATATCGATGATGTATTTAATGCGATACAACAATGGGATCCAGTAAAGGTGGAGTATAAGTATTTAAATAGAGAAACAGGATTAACTTTAATTTAAGGTGTACAAATATTAATATTTGTATATAATATTCATTATGTGGAAAACTTTCAACAAAACTCGTAAAGGTGGCACCAGGCAATCTCAAACAATAAGATCTTCAAAGGGATCTAAATTTACAACTAGCACTGGTAATAAAGCCTACAGACGCGCACAATCGATCGATGGTAATAAAACTATTATAAGAGAAACCATGAATTATGGTAATGGCTTTCGGAAAATTAGAACTAAAACTGTTAATGCTGGTGCAAATTGGAAAGTTAAACCTGGAATTAAGTCACCAAAAGCTAAAGCAAGAAAGTTAACACAAAAACAAAGAAAAAATGAATGGACCATTATAAAATGGATGTTCTATATCATTATTGTTGGATATATTATTAGTATATTAAATTAAAATGGAGAATATAATGAATATTACACTTGAACTTACTTCAGATGAAGTAAATGCAATTCTAGGAACACTGGGCAATCTGCCTACCTCATCTGGTGCGTGGCCTCTTGTACAAAAAATTAAACAGCAAGGTGAAAGTCAACTAGAAACCCTAGAGAATACAGATGCCCTGGCCAGCAAAGAATAGACCGCGTAAAGGGCGCCGGAAAATTGGATCAACAAAGCGTAAAGCAAGAAGCCTTCGTAATAGGAGAAAACGATAAGTGGGTAAAAGAAAAAGTATTCGATCGAGTATGACATCGAAAGGTGAGCGTCGCAACCAAGTAAATGGTGTGAAAGAAATGAGACGTGCACGGTCTCCTTTCGAAAAAGAAGCGAATAAACGCAAAGCTTGGAAAAAAGGTTTAAACCCATGGGTTACTATACCAGGTCCTTCAAGTAATATGAGATTTATTCGAGCTCGAGCTAATGCCGTTTGGGGCGATCCTAAAAAACAAGCATATGGAATTTATGGTAAGGGATCAGGAGATGAATAATAATCCAGGGATTATTGTTTATTCAAAAGATGCATGTCCATATTGTGATAAAGCAAAGGCTCTTCTTGAAAAAAAAGGTCATGAGTATACTGAAATAAAAATCGGTCAAGACATTATGCGTGAAGAATTTATATTCACATTTCCTGGGGTGAAGACCGTGCCCTTTATTATTATTAATGGAGAACACATTGGTGGTTATGACAGACTTACAGAATGGTTTAGCAAATGACTTTCTAAAAGAAAAACTGCGTGAAAGTATTCTTAGCGTAGTTTTTGTAAAGAAAGACGGAACAGAGCGAAAAATGCGTTGTACACTTCGCGAAGACTTAATTCCTACATTACAGGAAACAACTACAACGGCACAAAATCGTGTTCGTAGTGATGAATCTCTCGCAGTATGGGATCTTGAAAAGGATGGATGGAGATCTTTCCGCTACGATTCGATTATTGGATTTAGTGAGACTAATTAATGGCAACAGT